AGTTAGTCTTTGAAACCAGAGACGTTGTGACGATTATTATTGGGGTGGGATCATTCCTTGGTTTCTACTACGCCCTAAAACGAGCTATTGAAAAGCTAAGTCACACCGTTGAAAATATGGAAGAAAAATACAAGAATGATATGACTACTATTAATCAGTCTATCAAGGACACTAAGGATGATATGAATAACAAAGAAAGTCATATCTACCAAAGGATCAATGAGATCAGAGAAGAACAGAAATCTGCTAATGAAAAGCTAGAGTACAAGATTGATGCTATCTCTACCCACCTAACTAATATGAATACAAGCCTGTCCGAGTTAACAGGATATATTAAGGCTAAGAAATCAAGCTGAGTTGCTTGCTCTGTGTTTGTTTTGATTTTTTGTTTGAGGGAGGCTCCATAACGATGGGGCCTTCTTTTTTGTTTAAATTTTGGAAGTTTAAACTTTATTAGTATATTTGCTTATAATTTAAATCATAAAAACACATGGAAAATGCATTTGCAGAAGAAACACTTGATCAAACGGTTGGAATCACTCCTGAAGAGGTCAATGCTAGGAAACAAGAAATGTTGGAGTTTTATAAAGAACAAATAGATTTCTTGAGCATCCAGTTAGAGTTTGAAAAACTTACAGCTGAAGTAGAAGAACAAAGACTTCGTAGACTTGTGGCTATGGTTAGACAAGCTCAGATCCAAACTCCACAGGAAGAGCCAGAGATGGAAGAAGAGATGCCAGCTCAGGAGAAAAAGAGAACTCTCAAGAAATCATAATTGCTAATACAAACCAACAATGGCAATAGTAAATCAAGTACAGAAACGGATCCGTATGGAAATCTGGGACATAACTAAGTTCCAGATAGCTGTACATTGTCACCTCAGTGACATATCTGTGTCTAGTCTTGATCTTAATTGCTTAACCCTATTAGCATTATCTGGTGAAAGAGAGCTTACAGATTTTTGTGAGACTGCTGCTGAGAAAGAAATTTTCGGCAGCAGTCAATCTGTAAGAAATGCTTTAGCTAAAGCTGAGAAAAGGAATCTGATAATAAAGCAAGGTAAGAGTAAGAAGAAGATCAAGATTAACCCTGATCTGAAAATTCAGACAGAGGGGAATATTTTACTGGACTATAAAATAGTAAGAGTTGAACCCAAAGAAGTATAAAAATATTCTTGATGAGGTCTATAACAATCTAGGTGGTGATCCTAATTTAGTAGATGACGTTTTAGATTTTTATTGGTCTAATGTCAGAAAATGTATTTCATCTGTATCTCATCCAAAATTAAATATAGAAAATCTTGGAATACTTCAGTTGAAAAATGGACAGCTAGATAAAACCATCACTAAGTATTATAGACTTCTAGATAAAATAGCACCGTCTACGTTTAATCAGTATGGAAAATATAATTCTGTAAGAAACAGAATTGATATTTTAGAAAATGCTCAGAAGCAGATGGCTATTGAAAAAGAAAGAAGAAAAGAAATAAAAACCAACAGATATGAATGGATTAATAGAAATTTGGAAGAAGAAGGGAAAGATTCTTGAAGGAATCAAAAACTCAGTATTTAAAAATGAACATGTTGAGGAAATTGCGGCATCTCGTAATGAGATATGTCAAAAATGTGAGTTTATTGATAGATCTGGTGACAAGTGTGCTGTTCCCGGAACTCAACCCTGCTGTGGTTCATGCGGTTGTTCATTACAGTTTTTACAAAGGTCTTTATCGTCTCATTGTCATGAGGGTAAATGGGAAGCTGTACTCAGCGCAAAAGAAGAAAAAGCACTTACTAAAAAACTTGAAAAAGATGCCAGTTAAATTCCTACCTGATGAACATAAGTATGTAAGTGTTGATCCTAATGAATCTATTCAGTGGACCAGTGTTACATCAGTTATATCTAAGTTTAAAGAGCCATTTGATGCTGATGCTATAGCTGTTAAATCTTCTAAAAACAAGAAGAGTAAGTGGTATGGTATGACTCCAGACGAAATTAAAAAGGCCTGGAAGAATGAATCAGATAGGGCTATTAATCTTGGAACATGGTATCACAATCAAAGAGAAGCCGATATATTAGGTTGTGATACAATTAACAGGGATGGACTTGATCTACATATATTCAAGTCTGTAGAAGAGAACGGTTTAAAAATAGCTCCTAATCAAAAGCTTGATAATGGAATCTACCCTGAACATTTTGTTTACTTGAAATCAGCTGGTATTTGTGGGCAGTCTGATAGAGTTGAAGTTGTTAATGGTAGAGTAGATGTTTATGATTATAAAACAAACAAAGAGATTAAGAGAGAATCGTATAAAACTTGGGAGGGAATATCTAAGAAAATGCTTCCACCAGTATCTAATCTTGATGATTGTAACTATAATCATTATGCTCTACAGCTTAGTCTCTACATGTATATGATTCTTAAGCACAACCCAAAACTTAAACCAGGTAAGCTTATACTAGATCATGTAATCTTTGAGTCGGATGGTGTAGATAGTAAGGGAAATAAAATCCACATTTTAGATCTAGAGGGGCGTCCAGTTATTAAGAATATTGATAGATATGAATTGCCCTACTTAAAGTCAGAAGTTATTTCTATAATCCACAGCCTTAATGGCAGAGCTTAATATAAATATCCCCGCGTTTAAATGTTTAGTGAGACTATCTCACTTCACAAAAAACGAGAATGATAATAATACTTTTCATCAAGCCTATGCCTTTGGCATACAGTCTATTACATTAAAAATATTAACCTTTCATGTAATGACTGACTATGGTATGCTTAGATCAAGAGTACCATTGTCTGAGATATTTATTAAGGAACCTACTAATGATATTCCTTATTACTATAAACAGTTGTGGGATTGCTTTTCAGAAAACATAACTGTCACAAGTTTTGATTATCTGCGTGAGAAAAGATGTGAGGTTGTTTTAAGAGATGGAAGCAGGATATGGGCTACATACCTTATGACTGTTGACTGGTTTAACAACCCGTATTCTGATGAGCCTTCCGATTATAAATGTGGACATATTCTTATAGCTGACGATGGCTATTTACTGTGTCAGCCTAATAACCGAATTTACTGGAAAGACTCTAATTGGGTTACTAAAGATTTTCCGATAGAGCCAAAAGAAATTAAAGTAGATACAAAAATGTTATCTGTTGAAACCGTCTCTAATAGATGGATAACTGAAGATACAGATAGTTTTTATTACAATATAAACAAAGATGATAGTAAAGTTATTTGATATACAAAACAATGTCGTAGTTCCGACAGAACACTGTTATACTCTGGCGACCTTAAAGACAATTATGGATAATCACCCTGATGACTATCTTAAGATCTATCAATATTTGTTTTATATGACTTGCCCTAATCCTGATATAAATCCTTTCTTTAATCTATCAGAGATTGATAAAGAAGAGATTGTACTTCAGGAAATACAGGCTGAATTTTCTACAGATGATGGTGATATAGTAGGTGCTCTAAAGTTCTGTAAAGACATGTATGAAACACCTACATCTAGGGCTTATAAAGGAATCAAACAGATGCTAGATAAACTAGCTACATATATGGAAACTACAGAAATTACACATGGTAGAGATGGTAATATCAACTCTCTTGTGGCTGCAGCAGCCAAGTTTCAGCAGATCAGAGATTCATATAAGGGTGCCTATAAAGATCTTCAAGATGAACTTAAGAGTCAGGTGCGCGGGGGACAAGGACTAGCCTATGATCAATTAGGTTGATATTTTTATCACACTGTTGAACTGAATAAAGAAACTCTTATCTTTATAGTATGGGCAAGGAAAACATAGACAAGACTCCACCTAAGGGTGAGATTAAGTTCTCTATCACATTATCTGATGAACAGAAAAAGGCTAAAGAGTTGATAATGAGTACCCCTTATAACTTTTTGATAGGTTATGCGGGTAGCGGTAAGACACTTGTAGCTGTTCAGATAGCATTAGATATGTACTTCAAGAGAAGAGTAAACAAGATTATTATCACTAGACCTACCGTATCTACAGAGGATAATGGGTTTTTACCTGGGTCAGAAAAAGAGAAGATGGAACCCTGGCTGGTACCTATCAAATCTAATATGAGAAAGGTATATGATAAACCTGATATCCTGAATAAGATGGAAGAGGATGGTTGTATTGAGTTAGTATCTCTTAGTCACTTCCGCGGTAGAACTTTTGAAAATGCTGTATGTATTATTGATGAGTTTCAAAATCTTACTAAGGCTCAATTACAAATGTGTGTTGGTAGGTTAGGTAAGAATTCTATAATGATTTTTACTGGGGATATGCAGCAGATTGACCTTAAAATAAAGAGTGAGTCTGCTATTCATGATATTCCTAAGGTTGAGAAATCAGCCTTTGTAAATAAGATTATTCTTACTGAGAACCACAGACATGAGGCTCTCAATGAGATACTAAAACTTTTAAATGAATACTGAAATCTATCAACATATACCCACCTATGAAAATGGCAATTGGTCATATACCGACTTTGATAGCCGGAAAGATTTTTATGAGTTTCTTAAAAATATATTCAAAGAACCGGGACAATATAATTTTGATGAAACCTCAAAGTTATTTAATGAACAGGGTAGGTTATTTAACCAAAATGGTATTTACTGCCTTGCTCCATCGGGAACAAAAGACTACATTAAATACTGGGACACAGAGAAAGAAAAGTGTAGAAAAGGTGTAATTTATAAGTCTGTAGATAATACCTGGTATATTACCAGGGATTATTATATGTGGTTAAACTTCTTACCAATCTTTAATAAAGAGACACAGAAGTTTGGATTTGCTGATATAAGAGATGCTCAGTATCATATGGCTCTCTATGAGATCCTAGCAGAACTTGATTATAAACACTGTGCTATCTTAAAGAAACGTCAGATTGCCAGTTCTTATTTCCACTCTGCTAAACTGATTAATCAGATATGGTTTGAGGAAGGGGTTACCCTAAAGATGGGAGCTAGTCTAAAGGACTATGTAAATGAAAAAGGTACCTGGAAATTCCTAGAGGAATATGAAGCATTCCTAAATAAACATACGGCTTGGTATAGACCAATGAACCCGCAGAAGGCAATGTTCTGGCAGCAGAAGATTGAGATTGTAAACTTTATAGGTGGGCAGAAAAGAAAGTCAGAGGTTGGTCTTAAGGGTGTAATTCAGGCTATGTCCTTTGAGAAAAGCCCTACAACGGGTGTCGGTGGTCCTACTAAATTCTTCTTCCACGAGGAGGCCGGTATTGCTCCTAGGATGAATGAGACCTATGAGTATCTCAGACCTGCCCTTAGATCAGGTATGATAACTACAGGTACATTTATAGCTGCAGGATCTGTCGGTGACCTGAGTCAGTGTGAACCACTTAAGAAGTTGATTCTTAACTCAGAAGCCAATGATATCTATAGTGTAGACTCTGATTTAATTGATGATAAAGGTACTTTAGGTAGGACTGGTTTATTTATACCCGAGCAGTGGTCAATGCCACCATATGTAGATCAGTACGGTAACTCACAGGTCAAAGAAGCACTAGAGGCCCTGGACGATCAGTTTGCTAAATGGAAAAAAGAGCTAGATCCTCAGGAGTATCAGCTCCGTATTTCTCAGCACCCTAGAAATATTAAAGAGGCATTTGACTATAGAACATTATCTGTATTCCCTTCACATCTTGTTACTTCTCAAATGAGAAGAATTGAGGACAAAGAATATCCTTATGAATTCTTAGATATTTACAGGAATGCTCAGGGAAATATAGAAGTTCAGGATACAAATAAACTTCCTATACGAGAGTTCCCAATTACTAAGAATACCGAGGATAAAACCGGAACTCTTGTAGTATGGGAAAGACCTACAAAAGAACCTGAGTTTGGGATGTATTATGCTTCCATTGACCCGGTGTCAGAAGGTAAGACAACTACCTCAGAATCACTATGTTCCATTTATATTTATAAAAGTCCTGTAGAGGTAACTAAAAATAATGGTTCTGAAATTCAAACTTATATAGAAAGAGATAAGATAGTTGCCGCTTGGTGTGGTAGATTTGATGACCTCAAAAAAACACACGAGAGATTAGAATTAATTATTGAATGGTATAATGCCTGGACTATTGTGGAAAATAACATTAGCCAGTTTATTAACTATATGATAGATAGAAAAAAACAGAAATATTTAGTTCCTAGAAATCAGATTATGTTCCTTAAAGACATTGGAGCAAATGCCAATGTATATCAGGAGTACGGGTGGAGAAATACCGGTACTTTATTTAAAAGTCATATGCTTAGTTACGCTATTGATTTTTTGAGTGAGGAGCTAGACCAAGAAGTTACATCTGAGGGTAAAGTAGTTAAGACAACTTATGGTGTAGAAAGAATCCCAGATATAATGCTTTTAAAAGAAATGATGGCCTATAGAGATGGGGTTAACGTGGATAGATTAGTTAGCTTTGCTGCTTTAATAGCTTTTGCTAAAGTTCAACAAGCTAATAGAGGATATAAAAAAAGATACGAGGAGACAGATCAGGCTAAAAAGTTGGATAACTCAAATAAATTCAGTAAATTAACTAGGAGCCCTTTTCGTCACATTGGAGGTAATACTTCCCGTGGAGGAATGAGAATACCTAAACAACCATTTAGAAATTTAAGGTAATATGCAAGTATATAATGCAATGCAGATTAAGGCTGGTGCCAAGACAGAGTACAACAAGATGGGTACTCTTAACCAGCCTATTCAATTTTTGCCACGGAGTAAAAAAGATAAGGATTGGGCTGCTTGGTGTCTAGACTGGCTGGAATGGCAAGGACTAAAAATGGTTAGACGGAATGCCCGTAGGCTAATGAAAAATTATAAATTAGCTAAGGGTATTATTGACAGAACTGACTATATCATTGAGGAAGATAACGAGTACGCGGATCTTATTGATACCCTTACAAAAGAAGATACTTCAGCATTAGAACTTAAGTTCTATCCTATTATCCCTAATGTAATTAATACACTTACTGCTGAGTTTTCTAAAAGAGTTACTAGAGTAACTTATTCAGCAGTAGATGAATACTCTTATAATGAGATGCTTGAGCAAAAAAGAACTCAAGTAGAGGAAGTATTAGTAGCAGATGCCAAAAGAAGAGTAACAGCCCGTTTAATGGAAATGGGTGTTGACCAAGAGTCAGAAGATTATCAGAAAGCACTAGATCCAGAAAGTATAAAATCTCTTCCTGAAATTGAGGCATTTTTCCAAAAAGATTATCGCTCAATGGTTGAGCAATGGGCAGAACATCAGCATAGAGTTGACACAGAAAGATTCTATATGGATGAGCTTGAGGAAAGAGGGTTTAGAGATCTTTTAATTACAGACAGAGAGTTCTGGCATTTTAAAATGCTTGAGGATGATTATGATGTAGAGTTGTGGAATCCAGTAATGACATTCTATCAAAAGGCTCCTGAGACTAGATATATTTCCGATGGTAACTGGGTTGGTAAATATGATATGATGACGGTTGCTGATGTCATTGACAAGTATGGTTGGTTGATGACAGAAGAGCAAATGTCCTCTATTGAACTTATCTATCCTGTAAGATCAGCTGGTTACCCAATCCAGGGTTATCAGAATGATGGTGCTTATTATGATGGTACAAAGTCTCACGACTGGAACACTAATATGCCATCCTTGGGGTATAGACAGTTTACCTCTATGTGGGACAGCGCTGTCTATGGTGGGGATATCGTAAACTGGATTATGATGGAAAATGAAGACTACCTGGATATGGGTATGTCCAACCTTCTCCGTGTTACTACAGTATACTGGAAATCACAAAGAAAAGTAGGTCACTTAACCAAAATCACTGAGTCCGGTGATACAATAACAGATATTGTAGATGAAGACTATAAGATTACTGATAAACCCGAATACAGTACGACCCTTGTATCTAACAAGAATAAGCAAACACTTGTATTTGGTGAGCATATTGACTGGATCTGGATCAATCAGGTTTGGGGTGGTGTAAAAGTTGGTCCTAACAGACCTACATTCTGGGGTACAAATAACCCTGGCGGTATTACACCTATTTACTTAGGTATTAATCAGAACCATATTGGACCACTTAAATTCCAATTTAAGGGTGACAATTCACTGTACGGATGTAAGCTTCCTGTAGAAGGTTCTGTATTTTCTGATAGAAATACTTACTCAAGATCACTTGTTGACTTGATGAAGCCATTCCAGATTGCCTATAACATTGTAAATAACCAGATTGCTGATATCCTTGTAGATGAGTTGGGTACAGTAATTATGATTGATCAGAACTCTCTTCCTAGACACTCTATGGGTGAGGACTGGGGAAAGAATAACTTTGCTAAGGCATATGTGGCCATGAAGAACTTCCAGATGTTACCCCTGGATACTTCTATTACTAACACAGAAAACGCTTTAAACTTTAACCATTTCCAGAAACTGGATATGTCACAGACTGAGCGTCTTATGTCTAGGATTCAATTGGCTCAGTACTTTAAACAACAAGCCTTTGAGGTAATTGGTATTACCCCTCAGCGTCTTGGTCAAGAGATTACCAGACAAACAGCTACCGGTATTGAGCAATCTATTAATGCTAGTTATGCTCAGACTGAAACTTACTTTATTCAGCACTGTGACTATTTGATGCCTAGAGTACACCAGATGAGAACAGACCTGTCTCAGTATTACCATTCTACAAAACCTTCCTCTAGACTGCAGTATATCACATCTCTAGATGAAAAGAAAAATTTTCAAATAAATGGAACTGACTTACTTCTTAGGGATCTTAACATTTTTGCAACTACCAAATCCAACCAAAGAGCGATTTTGGAACAACTTAAGCAGCTGGCTGTTAGTAATAATACTTCTGGTGCTAGTATTTATGATCTGGGTAATATTCTCAAGTCTGACTCTATTGCCGAGGTTAGCCACATTCTTAAGAAGACTGAACAAAAAGCGGACATGATTCGTGAGCAGGAACAACAGCAACAGCAGCAAATGCAAGAGCAAATGCTCAAAGCTAGACAAGATGAGCAGAAAATGAAGATGGATTTTGACTCTGCTGAAAATGAAAAAGACAGACAGGCTAGAATTCTTGAGGCTCAGATTAGATCAGCGGGCTATGGCTCTATGGCGGATATCAATCAAAATGAGCAATCTGATTATCTAGATGCCCTAGATAGAATCCAGGAGTCTGAGAACTATCAACAGTCTATGAATCTAGATGTAGAAAAAGAAAACAATAAGTCTATACAGACTAGAGAAAAGCTAGCGGTAGAAAGAGAAAAAATTAATGCTCAAAAAGACATAGCAAATACTCAGTTACGTATAGCTCAAGAGAACAAAAACAAGTATGACGTGAGTAAAAAAACAGATCAAAAGAGTAAAAAACCCAAGAAGTAGCTATAGTATGCGCTTTATTTTAATAAAGCAAAAAATTTTTAAAGTTTAGGCGTATATATTTGTATATATTATTAGTGTAGTTATTAATTAAACCAACAAAAAATATGAGCAATCCACAGGACACAACTGTAGTAGAGCAAGTCGATATTGACTTAGATAATATATTAGGAACTCCGGGAGCAGATAGTATTATGCTTCCAGAAGAAAAGAAACCTAATGTATTTTCAAATAGCAGTGTAGACACAACGTTCATTGACAAACCAGATGATTCATCAAATGAATCTGATTCAGAAACTCCTTCTTTTAATCAAATATTAGAAGATGTAGATCCTGATGACGCTTCTTTACCTCAAGATTCTTTTGAAGAACAAAAGAAAACTCCAGGTAGAGCTAAAGTGGCGAAGGATGGTACAATTGAGCTTGTTAAAAAGCTTATTGATGCTGGACAGATTATTCCATTTGATGATGAAAAGTCTATTGAAGACTATAGCCTTAATGATTTTGAAGAACTTCTCCAAGCTAATTTTGAAGAAAGAGAAAACAAAGTCAGACAATCTACTCCAGCTGAATTCTTTCAGTCTCTTCCTGAAGAACTCCAAGTAGCAGCCAAGTATGTAGCAGATGGCGGTCAGGATTTAAAAGGATTATTTAGAGTTCTTGCCCATGTGGAAGAAACTTTTGATCTAGATACTTCTGAACCAACTCATCAAGAAAGGATTGTAAGAGAATATCTTACAGCTACAAACTTTGGAACACCGGATGAGATTGAAGAGGAGATTGATAGTTGGAGAGATAGGGATGAACTAGAAGCTAAGGCTAATAAGTTCAAACCAAAATTGGACGCTATGCAGGCCAAAGTTGTTCAGCAAAAACTTGCTCAACAAGAACAAATGAAACGCCAGCAACAAGCTCAAGCCCAGGCCTATACACAGAATGTATATAATACATTGGCTTACGGTGAATTAGGCGGTGTTAAACTAGATAGAAGAACACAAGAACTTTTATACTCCGGTTTAGTACAACCTAATTACCCAAGTATTAGCGGAAGACCAACTAATTTACTTGGTCACCTTCTTGAAAAATATCAATACATTGAACCTAACCACGGTTTAATTGCTGAGGCTCTCTGGTTACTTGCTGATCCCCAATCTTATAAAAACAGAGTAAGGGAGCAAGGTAAAAAAGAAACTGTTGAAAAAACAGCGAGAATGCTAAAGACTGAGGAAGCCAGAAGAAATTCTAGTTCCCCAGTAGTAGAGAAAGAAGAAGTAAGACAAAGAACTATAAAGAGAAGTAATAACTTTTTTAAACGATAACCCTTAATTTAAATCATAAATTAAATGTCAACTCCAGTTTTAAACAATGGTATATTTCTACGGGATACCAACTACGCAGCTAGTTCACACGTAGATTCTTACCACTTGGTTAACATGTTGAAGAATGCAGAACCGATGGACATGGGTCCAGTGGATCTGTGGGCAATGGCTCAAAAGGTCGAAATGCCACTCTATCAGATGTCTAGCTTTGGTGGGAAGAACGTAATTATGGTTGATAACGCTAGAGGTGAGTACAAGT